CAGTAAACTTACGATCTATTTTCATTACAGAACGAAGAGTAAGAAATTGACTGATACATCCAGGAAGAACATTTAGCAGACCTTTGAATGAACTTTTAAGTCCAGTTACTTTAGTTGCAGTTTTGTCAGTTTCTGCTCCTACTTTTTTTACTGTGTCAATAGCTGTTTTTAATTGCGTAACATCAGCTTGCAGTCGGAGGATTAATGCACCTAAATCTTTCTCAGCCATTTTGTTTCTCCTCCTCTCCGTACATTGTAAAAAATTGTAATATTTTATTGGCTACTTCTTCTTTTTCTTTTTTCTTTTTAGTACGAGAACCATGCTTACCAAAAACACTTGTTTTTGCAACCTTTTCCCAATCAGGCATAAAATTAAGAGGAATAATTGGAGGATCTCCTTTTTTAGTAGAAACTAAAAGTTCCACCATTGTTGCAATTGCTATTGATATCATGTATTCAAGTCGTACATTTGTATCAATTGGTTCAATAGCGTCGTACGCTTCCCATTCTACAATTTGTTGTTCTGATAATATTTGTTCTAAAATATCTGGATGCGGAATCCCTAAATAACGACATAGCCGAAAACGAAATCTTCGGCTATGTCTCCATATTAGTTTTTTACTGTTTCCTCTTTTGCCTTCTTCATAAAGAAATTAAGTTTATCTGCTTCCTCAATTATTATATCAAGTTCATGTGCGGTAATTGCTTTTCCAAATTGTTCTGCATCGTCAATTGAAAAAAGTAGATTCCCTTGTTCATCGCAAAGGCACATACAAGCATATTTTGCCTTAAGATTAAATGGGTCCATAATTATGTCTTCTTCTGAAGTAATGGAAGATAAATCTCCTCCATGTTTAAACTTCATCATGCTACTTTCCAAAATACTGCGATCGATACCGCTCATTTCTCGAACAAAAACAAATTCTTCTTCATTTAACATAACTTTTGAAACTTTTGCTTCCCTGCTAAGAAGCGCTTCTCTCGTGACAAATTTCATATTATTACCTCCCCTTTTTCCCTACTAAAAACATTACTATAATTTAAGATGGGAATGTTGTAGTCGGTTTTCCTGTAATACGGAATGTTACATTCATTGTAATAATATCTTCTGGAATAGTAAGTGGAAGATCTGTCAAAAACGCATCAAACGTGATAGTTGTTTTATCGGGCAACGTAATCTTGTAATTATTAGGTGTTTCGGAGGCAAAATCAGCAAGTAACGCTGAATACCCCGCTTTTGTATAATTAATCGTCATAGTCAATGTTCCAAGGTCTTTAAAGCCTGGAATATACGTCCTCCACCCATCTGTTGCATCTAGTGATGTGGTGTCAAGAAAAGCGCGAGTTGCAGAAGGGCCTTCAATATTTTTAACTTCAGATATGGTTGTATACGATACTGAAGATCCTGCGTCCCTTTTCGCAAAAGTTGTTCCTACTCCTGATATAGCCATAGCTATCTCCTCCTTTGAATGTCAAAATCACAAATAAGAATTGCTCTATTGTTTTGATCCCACTCAAGAAGAGAAGGACCGGATACACACATACAAACAAAATAATCTGTTGCATTTATTTTAAAATTATTTGCTCCATGGAGCAATTCAATTATTGCTTGTGCCATTGTTGCGGCTGCATTATATGATACATTGCGTACATTAACTTGTATTGAGGCATAATCAAAATCACATGATCCATCAAGATTTATATTCATTGGCCAAGATGGTCTATCTACAATTGTAACACAATTTTCGGGTTTTGTAGGTTGCCGACCAACAAATAAATTTGAACCTAATGTAAATTTTAAAACACTAGAAGAACTTGTTAAATTTACTAGTTTATCAGCAATATCTCGGGATGCGTTATTCATCTAATTTGAGCCTCATTTCTAACAAGTTCTAAAATCGTTGCTGTATTTCTTTTTACACTTGCTTCAAAGAAAAAAGGACCTGACCCTGGGCGTTTGAATTTGGCGCCACTAAGTTCATGCACTCTCGCCGCATAGTAAGCTGAGAATCCAAAATAAACATTATATCGACCTTTTTTGGAGGCTCTTGCTTTTTGTGCATAATTAGACACTATAGATGTGGAAAAAGATGTTAATTTTGTAGCTTGAGGGCCATTAAACTCACCGGGTAAAATTAAGTCTTCAACAGAAGCAATAAAATAAGAAGAACGTAAATTGCCATAATCAACAGGTGTAAGAGGTGGCGTGTACTCCATGTCTCGTTGAATAAGTATCGCGGCTTTAACTAACGAACTTACCGTTTTATTTTCTATTTTTTTTAATTCTTTGTTTAAATTTTTTAAAACCTTATCTAATCCTTTCGCCGCCACGTTAGTCAACTCCTAAACATAAATTCGATATACAAATTTTGTAGAAGACCTAAAAAGAGGCGTTATACTTATTTTCCGGATTTCGTATGCCCCCGCTATAGCTTTAGGGTCTGCTCGTTGCGTTGAGGATAGGCTAGCAAGCGATCCTAAGTATATTAAACCTTCTTCCACCATTTTTGTCGGACTCAATATTTCTGCAGAAGCGACTATTTGTTTACCATACTTATCCGTTAAAACTTCAGAAGAACCATCCCATCTACATTTAATCTGTTCCGGTGTTCCATACGAAGGTTCGTATCCTGTATTTCCTGCAGGTGGCCAATAAACAGCATCTTGTACGCAGACTTTTTTTATTAAAGATAAAATGCTCATTCAGTATCACCTTCAGGTATTGCAAACATACTAATAAGTTTTCTCATAGCTGTAAGTTCTTTTAATATTCCAGAAGGATCTAAAGCTATTACAGTTTGACCATACGGTGTAGAAGATAAATTTTTAGAGTATACATTTGCAAATTTTTGTTCAGTAGGACCCGCTTTTTCCGAAATAGCTAAACGTTCAACAGTTGAAGTTATAAAATGAGCAGCAAGCCATTTTGTTAATTCTTCAATAATAGTATCATCTACAGCAGAAGTAACGCCTGAAGCGTCAAGAAAACGTTCTGCAGAAGTAATAAACGCTTGGATATTATTATCAACAAGCTCAGTTTCCGGAAGAATTAATTTAACCATTGCAGGAGTAACTGTACTCATTTTGCTTCACTCCTTATAACTTCATCTAAAGTAACTTTTGGAAAACTATCTATCGCACTATCAGGATTAACATTGTATATTTCAAGTCCATACTGTTTAGCGTCTCGTGCTATATCTGGGAAACATCTTAAATGAGTACCTATTATTTGTGCCGTCCAAGGTTCTTGATATTCACCATGAAAATGGGAGACACCCGCAACAATATTCATATCAAATCCAAGTAAATAAATCTTTTTAACGCCTAAATGATGTGCTACATTTATTGCAAATGCTCCTGAATTACCATTTTGAGCGCACATTCCTGGTTCATTAGAAATACCGTAAACTTTACCCCGTTCAGGTTCCAAGTATTTTATATGATTTTTTACATATGATATTTGTTTAACAGCATCATTTGTTGTAACTCGCAATCCAGCAAATTGTGTCAATAACTTTTTTTCATGTTCTTCATACCATGCAGTATCCATAAATGCGCAAACAGAAATCCAAGAACCAAGTTGGAAAGCACCATTAACTCCTATAACATGTTTATCATGCAAATACCGCAAATAAGACGAAAAACATGACATTGGTTTTTTCTTTTGTCGTACTTGCAAGATAAGTTCTTTAGGAATATTAAATTGATGTAACCAGGAAGGCCCTCCACCAATTATAAAACAAGAAGAACCTTTCCATATTTTTGGTACTTTCCAACCTGTCAAACCCATAGCTTATTCTGCCGAAAGTGAAGCAACAAATGCTTTTGCGCCTGCTTTTGTTAGAGGCGCATCATTTAATGCAACATCCCCTGCCACAACATCGTATTTACCATCTGCACGTTTAACAATTTCAACATCAAGAATTTCAGAATCATCATATTTTGGTTTTACTTCTCCTGGTTCAAGCAACTGCATAAGATCCATAAACGCAGGTGAAATAGCTGATGGATCT